TCCGTCAACCAGTTTCTCGCGGCCGCGACGGCCAACAACGTCCGCTGCAACAACCAGTGGGAGGCAGAATTCATTTCGGGATACGACGACGTCGACGCGGTCCTCAAGACGGCGGTGATGTTCGGAAGCAATTTCACCATCCCCGGCCGCGGCGTCAACTACACGTCGGTGCACTACAAGGGGTTCGAAATGGCGAACCTCGTCCCGACGAACCTGACGATGGAGCACGAGCACACGATGACGGTCAAGGCCGACGTCGCCGGCGAATACCGCAGGGCGTTCCTCCGCTGGCAGAACCACGTCATGAACGCGAACATCGAAGGCGGTTCCGTGTTCGAAGGCAACCGCGCAGTCAACCCGAAGTCAAACGCGCGCATCCACCTTTTCGCCGCGGACAACAAGACTGTCAATGAAACATATAAACTTGTAAACGTGGTGGTCTAGAATGTCGGCCCGATTTCCCTCACGTACGAAGGCGGCGACGCCGCGTCGTTCGACATCACGCTGCTCAGCACGTACTGGTACATAGAGAAGGCGACCGAAGGCGCGCTGACCGACCAGGTCTAATTTTGCCGAGTCACTGAGACAAAAAGCGAAACCGCTTAACGGTTTCGCTTTTTTCGTAGATATGCAAAAGTAAATAGTTTTAATGCTGGAAATAAGCGTAGAACAACTGAAAAAGCCCTTCCCGGAAAGCTGAGGACAACCATATGAACAACGAAAGCAAACTGATAAACTACTGGGCGCACATGCTCGACGAATCACAACCTGTAGATGAAGTCAAGCATTCAATGCACGGACCGGCGTACGCCAGGAAAACCGGCGGAATAGACGAAATAGCGGACATGCGCGAAAAACTCGCGAACGGCGTCGTCGAATTTACGTTCTGGAAGCACGGCGAAGACGGGCAGGGCGACGTGCAGCGCCGCGCGGTCGGCACTACGAGCGAGCAGGTGGTACCCGTTTCTACGAGGCGCGAGCTCGACCCGAACTACGACGAAAACGTGGCGTCCTACGAACGGCGCAGCAACTTCATAATCTGGTTCTGGGACCTCGAAAAGGACGCGGCGCGGTGCTTCAACACGAACAGGTTCGACGAGATAACGAACTACGTCCCGACGACTGCGCGCTACGACGACGAAGACAGGATCGGACCGATCGAAGTCAACAAGTTCGTAGACGACTTCGACATGCCCTGACCGCGCGGGACGAACCGCCGAATAAAGGCCGGAGGTTTTCCTCCGGTTTCATTTTTCGCCGCCGAGCCTTCGTGCCAGGCCCGCGCAGTACCCGCACCTGTCGCATCCGAGCGTCCGGCAAGTAAGGAACTTCTCGAACATCTCGTCCGGAAGCCCGGACTGGACGAGCCTGGCGCCGTCGGCCGGGACTAGCCTTTCGCCGAGGACGTCCAGTATGTCGCAGTCCGCGCCAAGGCAATACGCGTCGAAAACAGCCTTCGGATTGGGGTGCATCCTGCACGACAGCTTCATCATGTCGCATACGCCGTCATACGCGCCTACGCTCTTCGGCGGAATCCACGTCCCGCGAAGCGCCAGCTCCAGCGGATTGCCGATCCTGGCTACTTGGCAGGGCACCGTATCATACAGCCGTTCATTAAGGCTAGAGCCTTCGGCCTCGAGCGATCTTGCTATCTCTTTGGTATGCGCGACTATGTTGTAGTGCTCGGTCCTGAACGGACAGTCGGCGAAGCACGCCGAATTGGCGAGAAGGCACAATTCCTTGCCGTTTGATTCGCACCACTTCTTCACCCTGCGAAGCGCATCGATATTTCGATTCAGGTCCTGATCGACATAAAACCCGTCGGCGGCCGAGCCGAAATACGCCGTCGCCGTCGTACTCCGTATTTCGTTTATTACAGATATACGCACCTTGATGTCCGGCGCGAATTCCTTCATGAACCTGGCGGTCCTGAAAGAAGTAACCGTCGCCGAATCCGGCCGGCAACCGTACCGCATAAGCGTATAGACATCGCGTTTGATACGCTCGAACAGAGAATCAGTCAGCGCATCGGCGCCGTCGCACGCCGAGTTGAGAAGCATATTCAGTTTCTTGCCCGCAGCGCGGATATCCGCCAGATTCCGGACAAACGCGCAGTGATCGGCGTCAAGCGCATACCGGCCAGATGGCCGGCCTGGTACTGCGAAATATACTTCTGCTATCTGCGGGTAATTCGACACTAGACTGGCAAAGCCGCTGGCAATGTCCTGACTATGCGGATATCCTACCGTAAAAACCATAAATATATTTTACGATGCGGGCATATGACGCCCGTTCAGCAAGACGACATATTCGGAATTGCCGCCGAAATGCGAACTGTTATCAAGCTTTTCCACTACATAATCCGCGTATTTTCCTATGGTCTTATCGTCTACGACAAACAGGTATTTTCCGCATCTGTACCGCTCAATACAGACGTCTATCCACTTGTCGCAAGTCAAATTCCTGTCTATGCACCTGCCGCCGGCGTCAAAATTCCATTGTTCGATGTTTTCATACGGAGGACAGCACATAAGCGTTTCGTACTCGCCGCAACCTTTAAATACATCCGCAACGGCCAGATCTACATCTATACTGTAACCCAACGCCGCAACATATCCGGCAAGCGCCTTTGATTCGGCTATTTCCGTCTCATTAATATCCCGTCCGATAAAACGCATTTTGTCACCTATCGCGCATCCGAGCATTATCCCGGAAAAACCGTTGAACGGACAGAATACTTCTTTGGCTCCGGTAAGATATTTGCCAGCCAACCTTTTCGCAAGCATGGGCTTAAGGTAGCTGACGCAGTCCGCCTTATGCGTTATAGTAAAGCCATCCAGTATGGTCCCGGGTCTTATCAGCCCGTCTTCGCGCAACGCCCTCGCGTCAGCTGTTTCGGCGTAAGTAAACCTGTTAATGTAAAATTTGCGCCATTCTCCAGACGTAAAGGACTCGCGTGACTTGAAACTCTCCCAGCATTCAAGCGGAGATACCATCCCCCGGCGCCTGCATCCGTATATCGACTTATGAAAAACCTTAATAAGACGTGACGGAGTCTGGTCCTTGGTCTGTTCGGATGAAAGGCGCTTCAGCTCATGCACGGCCTGCTCATCAGTAACGCTTTTATACGGAAATTCGTAGGTCTGAAAAGCCTGGAAGGCATGCTCGCCCTCTCGCTCGTACATTTCGGCGGCGGCCTTCCTGCGAGCGGCATATATCTCGCCACGGGCGGATTTACTGAGCGCCGCCGTGTAGATGTTAAGCCCGGATGGAAACTGCACGGCCAATCTGCGTATGAAATCAGAACCATACTTCCTTTCAACGTATTTCCTGAACGGTTCGATATCATTCTTCATGAAGAACCTCACGCCGAGCGACTTCATGTACTCGTACTTTTCATGCCAATCTAACCACCCGTTCTTGACAGGGTTGCCGCTCTCGTCGAACGAATTATCGCCCTTAGGCTCCCATATTTCACCGCTTTTCGCCAGAATGAAATCCGGATAATACCTGTGCCGGCTGCCGTCATCCTTCGTGTACCAGAACTCCGGGCTGTCTGGATGGTACTCGAAATCGACGCCGTTGTCGCGCAGCCATATGTACATGTAGACTTCCCAGCTGCTGTCGAACTTAACGCCATCCAGAACATATGTCGGATTCTGCTGTTTTTCCCTTATGCTGGATACCTGCATTGGATTAGGCGCGCCGTATTTCGCAACCATCGACTCCTGACATTTTTCAAGATGCCATACGCCGCCGTACTTCCGGATCTTCGTCGTCTTCGCCTTTTCGGGGTTGTTCCACACCTTGCATCCGTGGGCTTTGATCGAGTTTTCCTCGCGTCTGCCGTATATTTCGCTTTTCCTACTCTTAAGATCGGCTCTGATATCCTCGCTGGCAAATACGTTTGTAACTCCATACTTCTGTAGACAGGTATTTTTATTCGTCCTAGATGCCAGGACGCGTTCGCATTTTTTGCAGCACGTCGTTTTATAACCAATCGACGGTTTCGCGACGTTCCACCTTTTAATAGGATTCCCGCATATACGGCACCGCACAAGCGGACTGTCCCAACCCTCTATTCTGTTAATAACCCAGTAGACGCGTGTCTTAAGCGAATATTCGAAATCCGCATCGTCCAGACACGGTGTCACGCGTTTTATGTAATCCAGCAGGTATGTCCTGTCTGGATATCTGCCGTTGAACCCTTTACTTGTGAGCATTTTAAAATAGGCTTTCGGATTCTCATTGACGATTCTGGCAATCTCTTCGTTGTACTTGTCATCAAAGGCATTCATCTTGTATTCCTATGCTTCCAACTAAAATTATTTACATTAAAATTATACTAAAAACTGGCAATCGCCGAATATAATCGTCTTTAGGCGTTGTATTTTCTGCCAAATATTAAAAACGAAGACGCGGAGATTTCTCTCCGCGTCTTTCGCGTTTTGAACCTTACGGTTCTATCCGTCACTCATTGGTCGTAGGACCCCGAGGAACCGTCTGGTTGGCCGGGTTGTACAGAGGCTTGTTGTCGCTGTCGAATCCGTACGGCAGGTTGATGTCGGACGGCTTGGCGATGAACTGACGGGAGGTGTTCCACTGGTACGGGCTGTAGGTGCCTTCGATCTTCATGAAGTGGTAGAAGTTCTTGGCGTCCCACGGGTTGCTCATGATGCCGTAACGGGTGCGCGCACCGACGGACGGCGTGAACGAACCAGGCTGCAGCACCTTCGATAGCTGCAAGGGGATGTAAGGACAATATATAATACCGGAGTCGCCGGCCTGCTTGCCCTTATAGCCGAGCAGCGCGTAGTCGTTGATGCCGTTGGCGGCGTACGAGTCGCGGACCAGGAGCATCGAGTCGTCGTTGATGAGGCCGACCTTGGCGAGAGCGCCGACGCCGGTGTCAGGAACGGTGGGAATCGCGTCCGTGTTCTTGAAGCTCGTGTACTTGTTAATCGACATCTGCTGGAGCAGCGCCGTGACGCGAGGCGTGGTGACCACGAAGTTCGCGTTGCCGCGGCGGGTGCGGATGGCGATCTGCTGCGCCTCGACGGTGATCTGCGTCAGGAGCGTCGCGAGACGACCCATCTGGTCGAGACCGTCGGCCGAAACAGGAGTCCACTCGGAGGTCGAGTTGCCGGTGATAGCCGCCTTGACCATCTCGGTGATGATCTGACGGTCGATTTCAGCTCCGACTTCGTACGTGAGGGTATTGACCATCTCGCGCTCGACGTCGATGCCGTGCATCGCCTGCATGTCCTCGGCGAGCTCAGGCGACCAGTGGGCCGCGAGCTTGCGGGTCTTGGCTTCGACCGCGCTCTTCACGAGGCCGAACGAGACCGTCGGGTACGTGCCGTTCTGGGCGTCCTGTCCGTACGGAAGGTTCTTGCCCCAGAGGTTGGCGTACTCGGCCGTCATGGTGTCCTGACCTGCTCCGTTGTACCACGCCGAGACGCTGTCGCCCGCGTAAGCGGCCCACATGTCGGCGTTCTCGGTCGGAACAGCGCCAGAGAGGACGTCAGCGCCGGTGTAGCGCGGATCCGTCGGGTTGTAGCCGATCTCGCGGCCGTGGATGTCGAGCGTGCCGACTCCCGCGACGCCGTTGTTCCCGTAGATCGGGCGGTACGCGAGGGCGTAGCCGACAGGTCCGTGGAGCGGCTGCACACCGACGAGGTCGTTCGCGATCAGGTCAGGCATGATACGGCGGAGCATCGGGATTACCACCGAAGGAAGGTAGTAGTCACCGTACGTGCCGCTGCCGTCGCCGTGGTACGGAACAGAGCGGTCGCCCTTGAGGAAGCCTCTGCTGTTGCCTTCGCGGTCGACCGCCGGGTTCGCGCCGATGGGGCCTTCGCCGTTGGGTCCGCCGTACGGAATGCCGGCTTCGTTCAGCATGTTGTGCATCTTGTAGAAGTTGCGAGTGTTCTCGAGCACCTGCGCGAGCGCCACCTTCGTGCTCTCGGACTGGATCTTCTTCCCCGACTCGAGGATAGGAGCCCACTTCTTGAGCAGCTTCTTCTGATGAGGATCAGCTATGTAACTGTTAATCATCTTCTGAATCTTTCTTTGTTTGTTTTTGTTTGGTCAGCGGCCACCCGGCCGGCTGAAATTCTCTTTACTGGACCTCCACTGCCTAGCGGCACCAGAGCTTCATGAGGTCTCCGTCGATCACGTCGGACTCGTCGAGCTCGACGTCGCCCTCGTCGTTCATCTTCACGGACTCCGTCGTCTCGAACTCCTCTTCGGACTCGTCCGCGACGTGGAGGTTGTGCGGCTAGTTCTTGGGCCTGCGGTACTCGTCCTCCTTGACCTCGTCGTTGAGGATCTCGTCGATTTCGCTCTCGACGGTCTTCTCGGCGTCCTTGGCCTCGTCGTCCTTGACGGCCTTCGCCTCCTCGCGGACAGCCTTGAGCGTCTTGTCGAACTTCTTCTCGATCTCGTCGACTGTCGCCTCCTTGAGCTGCCTCTTCACACGACGAGCCTCGAACGAAGGAAGATCCTTAGTTTTAGACTCGAGAAGCGCAACGGCTTTGTACTGCTCAAGCTTGGACTTAAGTTCCTGGGCCGTCTTCATCGACTCGTCAAGCTTCGCGCGCGCCTTCGCGACCTCGGTCTCGCACTTGGACTGCTTGACCTTATAGGATTCCTCGAGCTGCTTGATCTTCGCGGAAACCGCGTCTTCGTCGACGACAAGGGCCTCCTTAAGGGACTCGTGCAGCTTCTCGAGCTTGCGCATGCGGTCGTAATCGACGACTGTCTTCTTGGGGAGAACCTTCTCGACGTAAAGATCAAGATACTGGTCAACCTTCTGGGAAATCTTCTTGGACTCCTCGATAGACGCAACCTTCTGCTGTATCTTAGAGGCGAGCCTCGCGTTCTCCTGCATATTCGCCATGACGCTCTCGAACACCTGCCGGTATTCCTTTTCCATCTTGGCTTCAACGGCTTCCTTGGTCATCTTGATTGCCTGCTTACGCTGAGACTCCATATTGGATTCGAGCGCGAGCACAAACGTGTCGAGGTCGGCTTTCTGCGATTCATTAAGCGCAACGCCGGCATCCTTGAACACCGTCAGCAGCTTCGAGTAGCTCTCTCTTATAGATTTCAAACTCATAGTTCTTTTATCCTTTGCGTAAGCAATTTTATTTACCCGCGAGACCCAGAAAACCCCTAGAAGACGCAAGCATTTTTATACGCTATTTTTTATTTACTCCATTCTCCATAAAAACTCATCGCACCAGCGATTCGAAGAAATCATGCACGGCCGCGCCGAGGAACTCGGCTTTCTTCGAAGAAATAGCAGTATTAGGCATGCGGGAAAGCTTTTTCTCCAGCGTCTCGTATACGGGCTCCACCCTGTTATGAAGATCGCATACAAACGTCTTAGACTCCAGGATGCCGTTCACAAACCTATTGCCGTTGCTGTTGCAGAACGAACCGATGCTGGGATTCAGTACGCAATCTATCGTACAGAGGTTCATCGCGACAACCTCAGTCTCGTCCTCATTCAACTCACCAAGCGCCCTGGTCGAAAAACCAACCTTGGTGCCGTACTATACCAAAGAAAGAAGCAGGTCGCCCTTCGGCGTACCCTTGATACCCCATTCCGGCGCCGAAGCGAGGATACAGCTGCGACCCACCCACGTTTTATTGTTATCTTCCTTAAGGGAAAGAATCCTGATGCAGGAATCGTCTGGCTTGATATCCGGATAGTCTGGA